TCGGCTAACGGCTCTGGTACTGTATTCACTCTATCTGTCGCACCCGCTAATACCAACTCAATCTTGGTAGCGGTTTCAGGTGTCTTACAAGATCCAAGCACATATAGCGTATCAGGTACAACCCTCACATTCTCTGCCGCACCTCCCGCTGGCACAGGCAATATCTCAGTACGCTTTCTAGGCATTCCCGCTAGTGGCGTAGTAAATACCGCCTACAGAACTCAGACCGAGTTCACAGCGACTGCTGGTCAGACAACCTTCTCCGTACCAAGCTACACGGTTGGTTATATTGATGTCTATCGTAACGGTGCGTTACTAGGCTCTGCCGACTTCACCGCAACAAACGGAACGACTGTAGTCTTAGCTGCAGGAGCATCTTCTGGCGACTTAATCGAGACCATATCGTTCTATGTATCGAGCGTGTTAAATGCGATTCCAGCGGTGGCTGGTGCGGTGACAGATAGTTATATTACTTCAATGGCTGGTTCTAAATTAACTGGCACACAAGTTATTCCAAAGGCTACATTACCTACTGGTTCTGTGTTGCAGGTGGTTAGTGTTGAGAAAACAAGCATTTTTACAACCACAAGCACATCTTATGTTGATGTTACAGGTTTATCAGCATCAATAACTCCTACAAGTTCTTCTAGCAAAATTCTTGTGATGTTAAATTTAACTTGCGGAAATTCAAGTTCGGATGCGTTTTTTAATTTAGTAAGAGGTTCAACAAACATTGCACAAGGTACTGGCGGTTCTACTAGTAATCAAACTTTTATGATTAATGGCACATCACCCACTGGAAATGGAATGATTGTAGCGAATATTAATTATTTAGACAGTCCAGCAACAACTTCTTCTACGACTTATAAAGTTCAAACAAGAAGCACAGCCGCAACAACTACTAGAGTTTGTGCAAGAGGTATAGATGATGTATTTGGTGGAACTTCATCAATAACACTTTTGGAGATTGCCGCATAATGGATGCTATATATAAACTATACCCGCAAGTCCTTTACACCAATGGTGATAAAGCTTATGACAAAGACGGCAACGAAGTCCAATACGACAAGGCAGCCGTAGAAGCCTATGTACAAGCCCACTCGTATATTGCCAAACGCCAAGCAGAATACCCACCCATCGGGGACCAATTAGATGCTTTATGGAAAGGTGGCGAGGCTGCCGCTGAGATGCTCGCTAAAGTACAAGCCGTAAAAGCCAAGTATCCTAAAGGAGTAACAGAATGACACAAGCCGTAGCCTTAGCCCAATATGGCTCAACGGGCGTATCTCAAGGATTTAAGAACCGAATCATCAATGGTGCGATGGTGATTGACCAGCGTAATGCTGGTGCTAGTGTTACTCCTGCAAATGGAAATTATTTGGTAGATAGGTTTGTTTATTACACAACTCAATCTAGCAAATTCACAGCACAACAAAATGCTGGCTCTGTAACAACTACTGCTGGATTTCCTAAATATTTGGGATTTACTTCTTCTTCTGCTTTTTCTGTCGGTACTAATGATTACTTTATTACTGGACAACCAATAGAAGGTTTAAATGTTGCTGATTTAGGATGGGGAACTGCTAATGCTAAAACAGTAACTTTGTCATTTCAGGTATATTCAAGCCTGACAGGAACTTTTGGCGGTGCTATACAAAATTCCGCACAAAATAGAGTTTATCCATTTAGCTACACAATTTCTTCTGCAAATACTTGGACATCAATTAGCATAACTATTGCTGGTGATACAAGCGGAACATGGCTAACCACTAGCGGTGTTGGTATGTATGTATTTTGGTCTTTAGGTGCAGGTTCAAACTTTAGCGGAACTGCTGGTGCTTGGACTGGTTCTGGTGCATATTATTCAGCTACAGGAGCAACATCCGTAGTCGGCACAAATGGAGCAACTTTCTACATTACAGGAGTTCAGCTTGAGGTAGGCTCTACAGCTACTAGCTTTGATTACAGACCTTACACCACAGAACTGCTTCTTTGTCAGCGATATTTTGTGAAGTATGTGGGTAGAGGTACTGGTGATTATGAAGGAATAGCTAACGGTGTTGTCGGAAATAATAATCAGAGGGTGGAATTAATTAGTTACGCACCAGTAGAAATGCGAACAAAGGCAACTATTAGTTTTGGCGGGGATGTAAGAGTAGGTGATGGTAATTCTTACCCATCAATAACATCTGTAGTTGCAAATTACGGTGGAAGAAAAAATCTTTATTATGAGGTAGCCGTAGGAAGTGCAATGACAACTGGGCGTGGTGCGTATTCTTATACTCAAATTGCTTCAACAGACTTTTTTTCGTTTTCTGCGGAGTTATAAATGTATAGAATTTCAAAATCAAGCAACCCAGCCATACAAATTATTTCAATTTTACGGTCTGCTGATAACGCTTGCATTCCTATTGAACCTGACAACACCGACTACCAAACCTTCAAAAAAGAAGTCTTAGCTGGTGCAGAACTGCAAGATGCCGATGGGAATGTGATGACACAAGAACAGGCAGACGATTTTATTAAGGAGCTTCCATAATGCCACTAACAATCGTACAACCAGGCGTAGGTGGAACAGGATCTAGTACCGCCTCATCTACAGGAACAGGCTCTGCCGTATTAGCAACCCAGCCTTCTTTCCCATCAACCATCGGGGTTGGCGGTGCGACTGCATCTACTAGCGGTGCTGGTATTACATTTCCAGCCACTCAATCAGCAAGCACAGATGCTAATACGCTAGATGATTATGAGGAAGGGACTTGGACTCCTGTTGTTGCTAGAACTGGAAGTAGTTATTCATTTGGAAATCAATTTGGATGTTACACAAAAATTGGCAGACAAGTAACTGTTCAATGTTATATAAACATTTCTGCAATTACCACACAAGGTAGCGGTGATGTAACCGTAACTGGACTTCCATTTACTTGCGTAAATTTAACACAGTCAAATTTTGCTGGTGCTGTTTTTTATAACAATATTTGTGCAACAAATCCAGTGATGAGTGTTGGTGTATTTAAAAACGCTTCTACTGTTTTTTTGAAAAATACTTTAAGAGATGATAACCCTATGAACGAAAATGTAACAACTGGTTATCTAATGTTCACAATGACTTACTTTACGAGTTAATTATGCTTACAGAATCCACAAAAATTGACCAAATTGAAGTCGTAAACGACTGGAACATTCAAGTTCGTCAGGCTACCATTATTGAACGAGATGGTGAGTTTGTATCTCGCACCTTTCATCGTTGGGTATTAACTCCTGATTCCGACATTAACGACCAAGAACAAAAGGTTAAAGACATTTGCAATGCGGCATGGACACCCGAAGTTCGCCAAGCATACGAAACATTTAAGGCTGAACAAGCTGCGAGACTCCCATGAAACAAGTCATCGAAGCCCAGCTATTAGACAACGGTCAAATCCAACCCCGCCATGAGATTGAGGTGGTATGTAAGGCGTGTGGGTATGACTTAGACGAAGCCGAGCTAGAAGCCGATACTTGCTCTGATTGCGGGGCAGACCTTGAGTTAAAGCAAAGCACACTAATTCATGCTACTTCAGTCCCAGCCGCTGGCGGAAAGGTATTTTAAATTGAGATATGGCAGACGAACTCGGACTATCGGCTGGTGCCAAGGGGATCAGCGAAGGGTTTAAGACTGGTCGAGAGGCTGGTAAAGAGATTGGCAAGAACATCGAGGATGTTCAAAAGGAGGCAGTAGACCTAGCAAGGCAGAAGGCAAACCAAAAGATACGGGAACGCAGGGAAGCCGAGCTAAAGAAGGAACGTGCAATATACAAAGCCCTTGAGGAGTACCGACACCGCAAAAAGATAAGCGATGAAGAGTACAAATTGAGGGTTGATTTTATAAAGCAGCATGGCACTAAAGAGTGGCAAAAGGTGCTAGATCTCAAGACCGAAATAGAACGGTTAGAGAAGGAAGATCAGAAGTACTTTGACGCAGAGTTGGCAAAGGTTAAATGGGTGCAGTTCTGGTGCTTTTTAGTAGCAGCTTGGATTGCGTATTACATAGTATGGGGGAGTAAAAAATAATGCTCACATTAATATCCACAGCGCTGTCCTTCCTCATGGGGGGTCTGCCTAAACTACTAGACTTCTTCCAAGACAAGGGCGACAAGAAGCACGAACTCGCTATGGCTGCCATGCAGATGGAGAGGGAACTTAAACTCATGGAGGCTGGCTACGCAGCCCAAGCCCGTGTAGAGGAAATCCGCACCGAGCAAGTAGCGATGGAGACTCAGGCTCAAGAGCGTCAGGCTATGTATGCTCACGACATTGAGATTGGTAAGGGTGCTTCCCAGTGGGTTGTAAACCTCCGTGCCTCGGTTCGCCCGATGGTGACTTACTTGTTTGTTCTCCTTTTAATCATCGTAGACATCGCCTCGATCTGGTGGGCATGGCAGTCTGGTGCAGCTTTTGCCGAGTCAATTACCCTAATCTTTGATAGTGACGAGATGCAGATTTTGGCTTCCATTATTGCGTTCTGGTTCGGGACTCAGGCATTTTCTAAGAAATGAAGGTAAGCGATAAAGCCATCAAAATGATTAAGCACCATGAGGGTGTCCGTCAGAAGCCGTATCGTTGCCCAGCCAAGCTCTGGACGATTGGGGTGGGTCATGTACTCTACCCACGGCAAGGGGCTTTAAAGATAGATGAACGGGATGCCTACCCGCTTGAATACAAGGATGATCGTACCTTTTCCATGGAGGAAGTAGATGACATTCTTCGAGACGATCTTAACCGCTTTGAACGGGGTGTTGAACGCTTCTGTCCCGTTAAGCTCACTCAAGGTCAGTTCGATGCTCTTGTTAGCTTTAGCTTTAACGTTGGGCTTGGAACACTACAGCGCTCAACCCTCCGTCAGAAGGTTCTGCGTGGGGATATGGAAGGTGCT